GCTGGAACTGCGTCTGGTCGGAGAACAGGAGCAGCGTCTCGTTGAACGGGATGGCATGGCGGATAATCGAGACCTTGGTGTGGCTCACGGCCACGTCGATGGGGTCTGTATCGACCACCTGGGTTGCCGAGGCGCGGAAGAAGTTGAAGAAGTCACCCGCACGGGAGAAGATCACGTTCTCGTCCGCTGCGAAGCCCAGCCGGTTCCGGTGGAAGAAGATGTCGTTCATCGTCTTGCCCACGAACGATGGCATGGGACAGCTATCGAGATCGCCTACTTTCCGGTCCTCCCACGGCAGCACCTTGAAGGTAAACGTACCGTTCGCCTCGCGTACCAGAGCATGAGGCATGGTGGCCGGGTTGAGCTTGTACTGCTCTCCTTCCTTCGCTGTCTCCACCCACACCCCACCGGCAGCAGAACCCGTCGAGGATGTGTCGTATCGGACATAGTAGTTGTCGAACGAGGAAGACTGGTCGCCCTTGACCTCGATCTTAATGCCCGAAGCGGCCCGCGCCGGAAGATCGGAGAACCGCTGGATGGAACCCTTGATGACCTTCGTGGCAGTGTCACCAATGCCATCGCTGACGGACAGCGAGAAGTCAGCGCCATTCTTTCTGGAGAAGATCAGCGTCGAGCCGGTTTGACTAACATTGCCGATTGCCGTGAACTCAGAATCCGCCTGGAAGGCTTCCCTGAGCTTCCGAGCGATGAAGTCCGTGGCAATCTGCTCGGAGTGGGCGGAGTTCGAGCCATCGGGAGTCTTGTGTGACTTGGTGATGCCCTCGAACGTGATCGAGTAGGTAATGCCGTAGCCACCCTGGCGTATCCAGCCATTCCCATTGGGGGTGCTGGTGGGGATGGTATCCGGAAGCGCCTTGACCTCCACCGTGCGGTTCAGGATGAAGGTGTAGTCCGCGACGGTCACAGCAGAGAACGAGGTCGAGGGGTCAGCGGCGCTCAGATAGCCCTTACCGTTGGGGAAGTTGACCGTGACCTCGGAACCGTCCAGCCGGAACACCCGGAGGTTCCCATTGGTGATGACCACGATGTAGCGTTCCTGGAGATCGCGGTTGATCGTGTGAATCATCGCCTTCCCGAAGGGCGTGTTGCTGATCTTCGAGATGAACCGGGACGGTGGCCGCTTTTTCAGGCCCTCCACCACCGAGCTATAACCGTTGATCTGCTCTTCGGCCTGGGACGCCAGCCGCAGGTTGTAGGGCTGCTGGGAGACCCCGTTGACGAGGTTCGGAATGGTCGTGGAGATCAATCCGCTGCTCATCTGAGCAAGACCTCCCTGACTGAAATGTTGTTTAGGATGTTGAAGTCCGCAGTATTTGCCTCAGCGTCCTCCAGGGTCGCCTTCGCCATGATCTCGTCGCGCAGCGTGAACTGAGACAGTTCCGGGGAGCCGAGGATACCTTCCTGGAATTTCCTGGCTGCTCGGATGGTGATGTAGAAGCGTGCCGCCTCCGGTAGTTCCTCGAACGGCAGCAGGAGGATGAGATCAACCGTCACGGGACGGCTGAACTGGTAGGTACGGTTCTTGCGGTCGTAAAGACGGTTGCCCCGCTGTACCGCGTCAATGTCCACATCGCTGGCATCTACCCGAAGCGTGTTCGAGGGGAGGATGATGAAGCCGTCCGGGTGGGACGGAGTGATCGTGACGTTCTCTTCCGTGTTCCAGTGCCAGCCCCTAGTCTGGACCTCACGGTTGATGACCGATAGCTGCTGACGAGCAGTCACGGCATCGAGAACACCACTGTTCTCCACGGTGCTGACGGGTGCCTCCCCGATGGTGGAGAGCATCAGGTTCACCGCTTCAAGAACGGTAGTGGGAGTTGTCGCCAACATTCGCGTAGTTCCTGAATGACGAAAAAAGGGAGAGGTCCGAAGACCCCTCCCATGGAGAGCTACCCGTTGATGGATAGATTAGGCCGCAGCGTTGCGGATTTCGACAGCCGCGTTCGGTCGCAGGATGCCGTGGCCGACTGCGTACTTGGACACGATCATCCACGCCTGACGGCGCATGTCATAGCCAGCGTCAACCGCCAGATCGAGCAGCTTCACCGTGCCAATGGCCGACTTGTGCATGACAAGGGCCACGGTGTTCGTGAAGTCGCCCGCATACTTGTTGTTGGTACCGGCACGAACACCAGAACCAGCCTCGATGTTCGTGTTGGGCAGGTTGTTCGTCTTGACGATCTCGATGCCCGCAATGCGGTACACCTTACCGTCAGAGTACGCGCCCGCNCCGCCGAAGTCGCGGTTGATGGTCTTCTCCGACTGGACCAGCTTGTAATACTGCTCAGGCCGGACGAAGCAGTAGCGGTCGGTTTCCGGTACGTCCTTCTCGTCCAGCTTCTGAGCCGCCATGAAGATAGCCCAGGCGAGATCATCACCGTTCGTGGCGAAGTTCGCGTTCTGCGGAGCGCCAGTCTCCGAGGTCATGATGACCGAGCCACCCGGCAGGCCAGAGACCACGTTGGAAGCGCGAGCCGCGAGGACGCCCACCTGGAGCAGATGTTGGTCCATCACCTTCGCCAGCTTCCGACCCTGCTCGGTCGTGATGATCGAGCGCATGTCGAAGTGGTTCTTGGCCTCATCGATGTTCGCCAGGGTGGCGTCCGAGACCAGGAGATCATCGATGGTGATGACCGCTTCGTTCTGATTGACCTTCTGGCCGACCAGTTCAGCACCGGGGGTGTGGTAGAAGGCGTCGATCAGACCTACAGCCGGGAACGATGCCGACTTGCCGTGATCGATGGTGCGGACCATGGTGCGGTCCAGCATCACGTTGTTGCCCTCGAAGGCCGTCAGGACTTCACCCGCGTAGACCTTGAGGAAAAGAGCATCTACGTCGCCAGCGCCATTGACCTGGCCCAGGCGAATTACGTTCGCATTTGCCATGAGAATAGTTCCTGTGAAGAGAGTGGAAGTTGATCGGGCTTCCCTTGGTCCTCTTCACGCTCGCACGAAGTTATCCTCCGCAGAGGGCTAAGTTTGTGCGTGAGTAGTTCTTGGGATGCTCTATTGCGTCACCGCGCATTACTTGGCGCAGTGTGACTGTCAGCTTCACAGGACTATGGAATGGCTGGCACGGCAAGGGGTCGAACCTGCGTCTGTTGTCGGGACCAGCCAGAGGCGTTGAGGGTTCTGTTAAGAGGGCCGGAACTTGCATTGNAGCGGTCCCGGCCATGTCACTTACGATGGAGGGCAAATCTTCGGGTCTTCGACCTTGAGGTTGTGNCGGAAGATTTCCCTTTGGGTGCCAGGGGTATCGGCCTCATGCCAGCTAATGGCCTGGCATAGGGGGTGCCTAGCGATCTTCGGCTGCTCGCTGGTAGTGACGCATCCGCTCACGAAGCTCATCAAGCTCAGCATCGAGAGCGTAATCATCAATCCTCTGAGCAGCCGCGTTGGCTTCTTCATTGGCTTTCTCCTGGGCGCGGCGCTCTTCCTCCCTTCCTTGCTCCCGGAGGTTCTTCTCCCGAAGGAGGTTCAGGATGGTTTGGACGATCTGGACGAGCGCCAGGAGCAAGGACAGGAAGCGAGTCATCGGCTCAGACCTTCTTCTTCGAGAAGAGGCCAGCCAGGACTTCGATCACGCGGTAAACCTTCGCGACGATCTCATCGTCCTTCGGAGTGGGCGTAAGCTGGACGATAGCCAGCGCCGCAGCGTGGATGGCGAAGAGGGCCACGAAGATTTCCTCCACGTTCTCGGTGAGAAAGGTGATTATGTCTGAGAACATTGGATACCCCTAGAAGACGTTGTTGGAGTTTTTCAGCCGCTCCATAACCTCGGCGCGGTAGGCCGGGTCTTTCGCGTAGCGCGGGTCGCGCATCGCAGCCGTCAGTTCAGCGGTGGAGCGGAACGGGTTGCCGCTGGCGGTAGTCCCTGACCCGCTGATGAGGTTCGGCTCTATCCCACCGGCTGCGGCGTAGCGGGCCTTGAGACCTTCCACGGCCAGGAAGATCGTATCACGGTCATTGGACGTGACAGCACGGTCATANGCTTCGATCTGCGAAGGCGTCAGGTTCTTTGAAGCCCAGGCAACCATCTCCTGATACTTCTCCTGTCCGCCCACGAGATCGAAGACCTCAGACTGAATTTGAGCAGCAATTGCCTCCTGACCAGCAATGAAGGCATCCACCATATCGCGGGTAATGCCAGCCGCTTCGAGTTGCTTGTAGCGGTCCTCGCTCAACTTCCCGGTTTCGAGGTATTCCCGTTCCATCGCAGAATAGTCGAGACCGACCGATGCCAACTGTTCCCTGGCCTCGGCCTGGGAAGGTGTCTGTTGCTGCTGCTGGGTGGTCTGCTTCTGGTTCTGCTGCTGCTG